GTGATAGCAGTGCGGGGGGGGGTCGCTGGGGGTACATGGCCTGTTTTTTTTGGCTATGTGTTTTCATGGTGTACCTGTGGAGTCAAATACTGTTCAGAACTTCCCAATCTTGAACAATATATTGGTCTTTATGTGAATCTAAATCTTTTGTTCTTTTCTTTCAATGCTTTCTTTGCATCTTCAAACAACTGTTTGTCTGCTGTTTCAACTGTTCGACCTTTGGCAAGAAAAGAATATACACGTGCTCTAGCCCATTGGTCTTGTGTTGCTCCTGGTCTATGTCCAACAGCCCACGCAGCTAACCCTTTTTCATATACTTCTTTGATGATTGGTCTTGGAATCTCTGTAACTCTTGCAACTGCTTTGACAAATCTTTCACGCGTTGACCCAGTTCCTTTTGGTGTTTCTTCTTGGATGACTGAGCGCAAACCACTGTCTTTGATTCGCTTGGTGTATTTGCTTGGCTTGGTCTTGGCCTTGGCATCGCCTGGCAATGGTTTGAATGATTCCTTCTTTCCAGTTGCACGCTTGCGGATTTCTGCTTTTCTTCTGTCTGCAGTTGATTCACCTAGGCCCTTGGTGTATTTCTTTGGAACTTTTCTTGCCATGTTATCGCCTGTTTCTTCTGTTCATTCGCTTTCTGTAGTCATCCATTCTTTTCTTTCTTGACTCTCTCTTTTGTTTGGGACTGGGTGGCAATGGTAGTTCACCATCTTTGAACATTCGGAATGCAACAGCTGTTGCTTGCTTCTGTGGAAATCCTTCACGCATCAACCGCACAATCTTTCTTGAGATTGCATAGTTTTGTATCTCTGTTCTCTTCGCCATCAGACCCACTCCCAATCTTCACTGTCATCTTCTGTCTGGATTTCTTCAATGTGATTCAAAACATTCAATGCTTCTTTTATCAAGTCCAATGTCAATGGGTGTTCATGATGGTCATCAAACTCCACTCCATCATTTGTCCAATGTACCATCATCACATCTGTACCATCAACAGTGACATATCCAAGACCATCTGCATGCGCATAGTCAGCACCCAGTTCTTCAATCCTTTTCTGGAATGATTCTGCAGCTGTTGTTGGATTGACAAGAACTTTGGAAACAATGCCACGCATCATCATTGCAACCAGTTCAACAATGTTTCTATCTGATATACTCATAGTGTAAATATAACACCAAACAAAAGGTTTTTCCATGCCAACTATCAATGTACCAAAGAAGATTCAAATGATTGCCAACCGCGCTATTGAATACAATATGTCACTTCCAATGTCCAAAAGGGCAGCATATAAAGATGAGAACAACAAAAGAGTTGCTGGAACTGGGATGCGAACCGCGCGCAGATTGGCCAGCGGTTCAGTTGATTTGGAACAACTGAAACTGATGGATGCTTGGTTTGCTAGACATGGAGAAGCAGAAGCAGAATCTAAAGCTAGACAAGACAAGACATCCAAAGCAGCAATTGCATGGGCCTTGTGGGGTGGAACTGATGGTTCTCGATGGGTCAAGCGTGCAATCAAACAACTGGAAAAGTGAAATCAATACACCACTTTTGCCAATAAATACACGTAAATACACGTAAATACACGTTAATACACGTACCTGTATTGGCACTTTGACCCGCTAGTAACAGCCCTCTAGTACCCTATACCTATATATATATACTAAAATTCTTTGAAACATTTTAATAACTGGTATCTGAAAGATAGTAAACCTAGAAAACCACATTGAGAAAATCAGGTATTTCTTTCTATGTGTTCGCCACCAGTGGAACAAAGTACTGATTGGTAACGTGTATTTACGTGTATTTACGTGCAGTTATGGTGTATTGGTGCACAGTTTTGGTGTATTGGTTTGGTCTAACTGTACCCAAAAAGAAAAAGACCAGCTCACCGAAATGAACTGGTCCCAACCATAGGAGTCTGACAACATACAAACATCACTGTTTGCATAATCATTGTAACACATCCACAGAATGTATCAACTGGTCTTCTTTCTCCACATTCTTGATTTGTGTGTATTGGAATAGAACTGTTCATATCCACAGTCCCTGCAGATTTGTGCAATCCTTTTGGTGAATCCTTTGTGCTGGTTCACTGCTGACAGGTCCAAGAACTCCATGATTTGTGCTGTGGTTGCCTTGCCTGCATTTCTTTTGATACAGTCCAACACCTTGACTGTCCATGGGTCATCAATGATGAATGACTGTTGATACTCCATCAACCTGTCTTCACTGTCTTCTTCCAGCCACCACTTGATTCCTTGATTGTACCAGTGCAATGCTTCTGCCCACAGTTGGATTCTGTTGTTCACAATGTATTCTGTGTCAATCTTCTTTTGAATGTCAACAATCCAGAATCTGCGCTCAGGACCATCAGAAAGAAATTGGTAGTCATTGGTGGATGCTGTGAAAACTGTTCTTCTTTGTCTTTGAATGGGCATCTTTGCATATGCTGGTCTGTATCTGTCACTTGCTGAAGTCAGAAACTGTTTTGCATTCGCAGCTGTCTTTCCTTGAAGCGCGTGCATTTCTGCCAGTTCCCAAATCCAAACACCAGATTGGTGCAGCAGTTCATAAGAATCTTTGTGTGAGATGTTGATATTGGAATCAGAAAACCATTCTTCACCAGCCAACAATTTCAATGCAGTTGATTTGCGCATACCTTTGGAACCAACCAACACAAGACAAGTATCCATCTTGCATCCAGGTTGCATAACTCTGGCAACACATGAGATGAACCACTTGCAACTGAGTTCAACCATCAGTGCTTCACATCCTGCTGGAGTCTTGGCATTCAATACATTCTGAAAGAATGGTTCAATCCTGTGGACACCATCCCATTCAGGCAACTCCAACAACCATTCTTTGATGGGTTCAATGGCTCTTTCTTGTGCAACCATGATGACTGAAGCCCGCAATGCTTTGTCTGTTACTCTGTATCTGTAGTGTTCTTCAAAGTTCAATGCAATGACTTCCAAGGTTACATCACTGACCATTTCACCATTCAGCAAGATTTGGTCTGAATGTTCGTTGTAGCAAAGACTGGAGTATCTTGGGTCATTTCTCAAGATGCTTGCTGTGTTCCATCTGCAGTTCAGTGGAATCATAATGTTTGTCCCTCGTTTGGTTTTCTTGCGTAGCATATCCCAAGTATCAATGTCTGCTTCAGGTGGATTGCCCTTGGCTTCGACTGTCAGACCCGTTGCTTCTTGTGCAAGTTGAATCAGTAGTTCTGTTCTTTGTTTGTTTGTCAAGTGTGTCATTTTCTCTCTCTATGATGTCAGTTTGGTTTGGTTATAGTAAATCTTCGAAGCGACCCCACCACCCGCAACTGTTTGCATGGTTGCAGGTTGGCCATTTATATGCGATTCCAGTACATGGGTCAATGCTGAAATGTACACTGTTTCTGTTGCACTGTGGACAAGATATGTATCTGGCTTCATTGTCTTGGATGGTTGCACCGGCCTTGTTCGCTAAAGCAAGTCTAAAGCTGGGGTCCATCATGACTTCATTGATGGATGCTTTTCCATTGGAATAGACTTTTGCTGTGTATTGTCTTCGCACTGGTTGTTTGATTTCAATGTGTTGATACTCCAGCACAAAGTTTCTGCCCACATTCCATGCTGTTTGATGGTAGTTGGCTGGAAACATTGGGTGGTGGCTCTTCATGTCTGCACTGGGTGGTGTTGGTATTCCATATCTGAAATAGATTCTTGCTCTGTCATTCAGTGCTGAACTGTCAGGTTCACCAATACCAACAACACAATCCCATACACCTTTGGCAGCAATGCTTGCACGTGGCCAGTCTTCTGCTGGAACTGGTTCTTCCAGTGGCAGAATGATTCTGTATTTGTGGTAGTGTGGTTTGTTGCTGAATGATGTGTGAGCAATCACATTGTATTCATGGAATAACCGCCAAGTATCAAAGGTAGTGCACCCATCATCAATGTCAAACACCAAGAACCAAATCTTCTCTGCATTCTTTCCGGCTCTGCGCATTCCAGTGAATGTTGTTGGACTCCACAAAGGCAGCTGGTCTTTCTGATGTGTGAAGGTCTTTCCATATGTTGTTGTGAATCCCTTCACCAGTTGTTCAAATGACATTCCATGTTCTGTTGCCCTGGTATCTCTCAAGTCATTGAATGTTGTAAATCTCCATTGGTTTCTCATAATGTGTATATCCTCCATTGGGTGTGTGGTTCTTCTTGTTTGCTGCAATACCAGTCTTCTGCAGTGACACAGACAACTTGATTGTCATCATTCCATACCTGTGCTTTTGTCAGGACATCCAACAGCATCTTAATCATGTTGTCAATGTCTGGTTTTGTAACCTTGGGTATTCTTGCAACTGTGTCTTTCTTGCGGTTCAATCTGGCTGGTCTTTTTTGGCAGAATGTCATGGAAACTTTAATTGTACCAGTCAATGGTTCATGGTCTATCTCTATTTCTTTCAACATGCTGCGCTGGTATTCCACTGATTTCTTTGGAGTGTATGCACCCCACTTGGACATTCTAGGCCTACCCAATGCAACTGGGGCAGCGTGAAATGTTCCTTGGCTATGTAGTACCCACATCATTGTTCCATCTCAATCTGAGAACACCAAGCATCGAACAAAGGTGGCCAGCCCATGGGATTGATTGCCCTGGTTATTCTTTGCAGATGTGTGATTGATGGGTATGATTCTGAGCGCATCCACTTGAATATGACATATCGGCTGCAGTTGGCAATGTCTGCAATCTGTTCAACTGTGAGTGGACTGGATGCAATCTGTTCACGCAGCATGATTCCAAACTGTGGGTTCTCCAGTGCTTCAATCTTTCTGTATCCCCAGTCTAAAGCTGTAATCTGATTGTCAAAGTCAATGTATTGGTATTTCACATCTTTGAATACAACCGTGGCTTCCCAAATCCATTGCTGGTATCCTTTGTGCTTGTATCGTTTCAAGATTCCAACTTTACGCCCTGCAATGCAAATAGGCATGTAATCTATTCTGTCACCAAACTTCATGCGCGCTGCTGTTCTTCCATGTTCTTTGATGTACTCTCTGATTGTTCTTGTCATGTTGTTATTCCTTCCCTAGTTTATTGAATGAGATGTTGTGAAAGATTTCCCAATGTTTCTCTTTTGGGTATTGTTGTATGATTGTGAAAATGACTGTGTACAGAAATAAGTTGTCAATCTTCTCCTGCTGAAGATGTTCTTCAATGCTTTCTTTCAGTCCTGTTCTCCATTGCAGGTCTTCCATCTTCCATTGCAGGTCTTCCAAATAGATGTGTATTCTGTCCAGATATGTCATTGTTGGTCACCTAGTGAGATATACAGTTTCTGCATGATTT